TTTTTATATTGCTAATAAACTGAATATACCAGTTTTAAATATGGATACGGAAATGGCAAAAGAAGATCATATCAATAGAGTTTTAGCAATGATGACCGAGGTTGAGATAAACGATATCGAAACAGGCAGATTTGTCGAATCACCAGAAAAACAAAACAAGATATCCGAAGCGGTAGAGTCATTGAAGAAAACCAAACTATTTTATAAAAGCATTGCTGGTAAACCATTTGAAGATCAATTATCTATCATGAGAAGATGGTTGGTTAAAGAAGTGGGACTCAACGACGATGGTACTGCGAAAGATTGTGTTATTTTTTATGATTATCTAAAACTAATGGATAGCGCTGGTATTAGTCAGGATCTGAAAGAATATCAGTTATTGGGCTTTATGATGACCAGTTTACATAATTTTGCTGTGAGATATAAAGTACCAATCGTTGGTTTTATACAATTAAATAGAGATGGCATCACCAAAGAAAGCACAGACACCGCTAGTGGTTCAGACAGAATCGTATGGCTATGTAGTAATTTCACAATATTTAAAAGGAAAAGTGACGAAGAAATCGCTGAGGATGGTTCAGATAATGGGAATAGAAAATTAGTACCATTGATCAGTCGTCATGGTGGTGGATTAGACGATAATGATTATATAAATTGTAATATGAAGGGTTGGTGTGCAAAAATTACAGAAGGTAAAACTAGACTAGAAATTATTCATAATAACAAATCAGATGAAAAGGGTTTCATGGTTGATGACAACAATGATACGACAATCCCATTTGAATGATCAAGCTAAGCTAAAAATAGTTTGTGATGAGGTTTGTGATGATATTGAACTATTATTAGACTCCTTTGGTCTTGATTATAAGTTCAATAATAAGATGATTACTATGAGTTGTCCTATTCATGGTGGAGATAACCAGTCCGCATTAAATCTCTATCCTACTGGAGACAACTACAGAGGTAATTGGAAGTGTAGAACACATAATTGTGAAAATATTTTTAAAGCATCAGTATTGGGTTTTATTCGTGGTGTTATTTCTCACCAAAAATATGGATGGACCAAGAATGGAGATAATAGTTGCTCATTTAAAGAGGCTGTAGAATATGCAACATCTATTATTAATAAAGATCTGTCTGATATTAAAATAAATAGAAAAGATAAAGAAAAAAAACAGTTCACCAGCGTGATGGGTTATCTCAATAGTTCTGATAATGACAATACCACAAAAAAAATTATCAGATCACAGATAGTTAGATCTTTAATCATACCATCACAATATTATCTCGATAGAAAATATTCTGCTGAAATACTCAGCAAATACGATGTTGGTTTATGTGACAAACCAGACAAAGAAATGTATAAAAGAATTGTTGTACCCGTATATGATAATGATTATAAGTATATGATTGGTTGTTCTGGTCGTAGTATTTTTGAAAAATGCGGCTTATGTAAATCACATCACGATACAAATACAAATTGTCCAAACAATGATGATGGCTGGAAATATTCAAAATGGAAACACAGCAGCGGCTTCAAAAGTCAAAACCATCTCTATAATTTCTGGTTTGCTAAACAACATATTCTAAGCACAGCAACAGTTATTATTGTGGAAAGCCCAGGTAATGTTTGGAGATTAGAAGAAAACGGTATTCATAATAGTGTTGCTATATTTGGTTCCTCATTAAGTGATCGACAAAAAATATTATTAGATTCGTCTGGAGCTATGAATATTATTATATTAACAGATAATGATGAGGCTGGTCGCAAGGCGGCAGATCAAATTAAAATTAAGTGTCAAAACACCTATAGGATTTTTAGTCCTCAGATTTCTAAAAATGATATTGGAGAAATGACATCATCAGAAATAGATATAGAAATTAAGGAATATATCAATAAAATTATATGACAAAAATAATAGCATTCGCTGGTCGTAAACAGTCCGGAAAAACCACCTGTTCAGAATTTGTGGCAAAATACCATAATGGTACTACTGAGTCATTTAATAGTTCTAAGATTTATAACTTTGCCGATCCTCTAAAACAAGATATTTGTATGAATATTCTTGGACTATCATATAGTCAGTGCTACGGAGAAGATATCGACAAAAACACTCCAACACAGTTAGTATGGGATGGCAAACAATTAACCGCCAGAGAAGTCATGCAGTTTGTGGGGACGGATCTGTTTAGAAAAATGAAACACGATGTTTGGGCGAATGCTACTATTCAAAAAATAAATAATGATAAGCCTGCTCTAGCTATCATTGCCGATTGTAGATTTCCTAATGAGGTAGAGGCAGTAAAAGAGGTTGGGGGCATAGTAATCAAACTAAATAGAAATCCACATAATTCTAATCATGCTAGCGAAACAGCTTTGGATGAAGAAAATTACTCTATTAAGAATTTTGACTTGGTTATATACAATGAGAACATTTCTATTGATGAGCAAAACAACATGGTCATTAGCTTCCTAAAGAAGAAAAAGGTGCTGACATAATTATTACATATCTTAGAAGTAGTTCATACGGCACACACAGTATGTGTCCTATGCAATATTTTATCGAATATAATTTAGGACTTAAAAGCCCATCTAATAAGAAGGCCGATAAAGGCACCATTTGTCACAAAGTTCTAGAAATATTAGCGCATATTAAATTATGTCAACAAAATAATTTATCCATATATATTGATGATATTTTAGGTTCAATATCTATAGATTCTTATAATTTGACCACTATTATAGAAAGAGTTTACAAGTACTATTCGTCTCAGTTTAAACATCATGAATGGGAAGCTAAAGACTATAAAGACTGCCACGCCTGGGTTCACAAAGCGATTACAGACCACAATGGATCGTTTGATCCTCGCTCCAGAGACATTGTGCAACCAGAGCAAAGATTCGATATAGAGATTAAAAGGAAATGGGCCTATTATAAATATGATAGAGATAATTTAGAGGGGTATTTAGCCATTAAAGGAACCATAGATCTTATCACAAGAGTTAACGATAATACATTAGAAATCATAGATTGGAAAACTGGTAAAAGATTGGATTGGGCCACGGGTCAGGAAAAAACCTTAGCAAAATTACAAGACGATCCTCAACTAAGAATATATCATTATGCTGTTAGCTCACTATATCCTGAGTATGATCATGTTATGGTTAGTATTAACTTCATTAATGATGGTGGTGCTTTCACCATTTGTTATGATAAAAAAGATCTTATCAAAACAGAAGAAATGCTACGATCTAAATTCGAGACGATAAAACACACTAAAATTCCGCAACTGAATAAAACCTGGAAATGTAATAAATTATGTCACTTTGGTAAAAGTACTTTTGACAATAGTAGTATTCTACCAATAGTGGAATATAGACCCAATCAAGTGTGTGCTATAGATAGTACCATGACAAAATGCGAACAAATCAAACACGATATTGAAATCAAGGGTGTCAACAAGGTACTTGACGAATATACAACACCAGGGTATACTGTAGGTAAGTACAAAGCACCCGGCAGCACAGAATGAACTATATACCATTACATTGCCATTCCATGTATAGTTTATTGGATGGTTTATCTCAGCCAAAATCAATGGCAGAAAGATGTAAAGAAATTGGAGCATCTGCTTGTGCTCTTACTGATCATGGTAATATTGCTGGTGCAATAAAGTTTTACACTGCTATGAAGGCAGCTGGTATTAAGCCCATTTTGGGGTGTGAACTATACATATGTGATCAAGACCCATCATTTAAGGATAAAGAAAATAGATCTCTATCTCATTTTATTGTGCTTGCTCGTAACTATAACGGATGGAAAGACCTAATTAGAATAGTATCAGAATCTAATAAACCAGAATATTATTATCATAAACCCAGATTAGATCTGCAAACTTTAGCCAAACTCAACAATGGTCATTTAGTAGCGATCACAGGGCATTTGGGCTCAACTTTAGCCGATCTAATTTTGGATAACTATAATCTAAAAGACAATTGGTTATCTCTAGGAATAGAACATGTGAGATATCTTAAAAAGATATTCAATAATGATGTGTTTTTAGAAGCACAATTAATTGATAAAGATAATCTTCCAGTACAAATTCTATTAACTGATGCTATTAGGACCATAGGTAAAGAAACCGACACTAAGGTTATTTGCACCCCGGATGCTCACTACTGTAAAAAAGAAGACGCTGTTGATCAACGTATATTATTATGCAATAATTTAAAAACAACATTTCCAGAAATTAGTCGCAAACTCAGCAACGACGAACAGGTTCCAATGGGGTGTTTCTTTATTTCTGAAAATTACCATATTCCATCTCAAGAAGAAATTAACGATCTGCATACACTAGAGGAAATCAGTAATACAAATTATGTAGCAAATTTAATAGAGGATTATGATATTTTGAGCAAACCTAGGTTGCCACCATTTCAGTGTCCAACAGGATATGATGATGCTGAATATTTAAGAGAGCTTTGTAGAAAGGGCTGGAAAGTTAAAAT